GCTTCCCTATCAATTGGTAAATGGAATGCGCAGTGGATGCAAAACCCTACCTCTGAAGAAGGTGCTATTATAAAACGGGAGTGGTGGAACAAGTGGGATAAAGATGAGATGCCACAATTAGAGCATGTTATACAATCATACGATACAGCGTTTATGAAAAAGGAGACAGCGGATTACTCAGCTATAACTACGTGGGGTGTATTTCGTGAGAATGAAGACAATCCTGCTAATTTAATATTATTAGATTCATTAAAAGGTAGATACGAGTTCCCCGAACTTCGTCGCGTTGCAAAAGAACAATATGACTATTGGAATCCAGAGACGGTGTTAGTTGAGGCAAAAGCATCAGGACTACCTCTAACGTATGAGCTTAGAGCTATGGGTATACCAGTTGTAAACTTTACCCCATCAAAAGGAAATGATAAACATACCCGTGTTAATTCAGTTGCACCTTTGTTCGAATCTGGTATGATATGGGCAACAGACGATAAGTTTGCAGAAGAAGTCATTGAGGAATGCGCAGCGTTTCCCTATGGCGATCATGATGACTTGGTTGATAGTATGACTCAAGCGGTAATGCGATTTAGACAGGGCGGATTAATCCCCCACCCAGAAGATTATAAAGATGACCCGATCATCAAAACAAAAAGGACGTATTACTAATGGGACCACTAGCACAATTTTTATTAGCACTAACAAAATTAGTTAGATCTGGAGCAATTAGAAAAATACCTGATGCAATTAAATTTGCAGAGCAACAGTTTGGTAAGGTAACACCACTACTTAAAAAACAAATAGAAAAAGTTTTTGAGTCTGTTAAAAAACCAGTTGTTGGTAAACCTGGTAAGAAAGAAGGAACAGTTCTTCCTATGGTAAAAAAAGCAGCTGAAGAATCTGAAGAAGGTTTAGGTATAAAAGGAATAAAAAATCCAAAAAGAGCTGGTGGATCATTAGATATTGTGACAGGACTCACAAGAACACTTGCTAGAAGAATATTAGATAAAAAAGGAATTGAAATAGGTAAGAACGATCCATTAGATGTTTTTAATAATACTTTTGGAGAATCAATATTAGATGTTAAAAATCTTGCCGAAGAAATGCTTGAAATAGATAAAAAAGGTGGAGGTCTAAAAGATATAGATCAGATGTTAGAGATAGAAGGTTTGTTTGATATTAAGATACCTAAAAATCCAAACAGAGGAATGACAGATAATGAACTTTTTGAAACACTAAAAAAAGATTTAGAAGAAAAAGAAATACTAGAAGGTTTTGATCCAACATTTAGAAAACCAAATGCTAAAGGTGGCAGAGTTAAAATGGCTAAAGGCGGATTACCTAACATATTAAAGGTATAATGAAAATCCACGAATACAATGAAATGATGGCGTATCTTACGAGGCCACAAACTAGACGGATGTTAGCAAATGGATCAGTTGAAGAATTTGTTGAGATTGTAAGAAAAATGGTGGCTGATCCAGATTATATGTCACCTATAAATATAAACCCAAAAGAGGTTGGTACAATCCCTAACTTTGAGGCTGCTAAAAAAATAGTTAAAAAAGAGATGGGAGAGTCTGCATTTAATCAAGTTTATCAAAGAAATATTAATAGAAGTAGAAAGATAAGAGCTAAAGAAAAAAGAAAAATTGATACTGAATTAAGGGAAAAATATTTAGCTAGTGCAGCTGAAAGAAGAAGAAGACGAAGAGTAGCAAAACTAGGAGATAAAACAAAACTTACACCTAGAGAAAAATATTTAAACTTTCAACAATCTTTGATTACAAAACAATTAAATGAAAAAATTAAAAGAAACCCAAATATAATTTTAAATAATAAAAAGTTAATGGATGACTTAGCTACAACTGTGGACATAAACGGAAACATAGTAAAGAAAAAAGTTAATTTATCTGAGATTACTAATCGAGGTATATTTGAAGTAGAACATCAAAGAGATATTTTTAAACCAGGAAAAATGAAAGACTTTCCTGCTAATAGAAATTTAATTTTAGGACCACACAATAGGTCAGATGGTTTTAAAGCCACAGCAGAAAAGTATATATCAAAAAATCCAAATAGTCCTAAAGTAAAAACAATTCTTAAAAAAGCAGAAGATTTAAAAATTACTTTGCAACCAGATATTCCAGAAGGAACATTTAAGACAAAAAGTTTAGGTTATACTCAAATAAAAGATCCTGTAAAAAAATTTATTGATGTAGCTGAAAAAAGCACACCTGAAATTTCTACAAAACTAGGTATAGAATCTTATTCAAAAAATCTTGATAAAGCTAAAAAAGCTTTAGGCATTGGTTTTAAAACTGTGGGTAAAGTTATTAAACCTGTAGGTTATGCATTTGGAGCTAACGCTATTAAAACTGCTATCGGAAAAGCAGATGAAATGAACCTTGATTTAAACCCTTTGGATTTATTTATGGCTCTTGAATCTGGAGATGCAGAGGTAGCTCTTAACAATGCAAGAAGAAGAGTAGATCCAGAATTTGCTACACAGGAGCGAGCAAAGGATCTAGCAAGAATGCCAGATGATTTTGAAGAAGTGGGACTTGATAATATTATGGAAGAATATACAGAGGATTATAAAATATGATTAAAGGCAAAAAAAGTGGCCCGCCACCCAAATCAGGACCCAATCCACAAGGGTTGAATATTAACTATAATACTGTTAAGACAGTGAAACTGGAGAAAATAAATGGCAACAGACAAAGCCTTACCCAACGAGGTAAGAACAGAACTAAACGTTCCTAGCGAAGAAGATCTACAAGTAGAATTAGAACAAGAGCAGAAAACAAAAGGTCCTGTTGATGTTCAAGAAAACGAAGACGGTAGTGTTGATATAGATTTTGATCCATCAGCAGTAAACACTGATGGTGGTGAAGGTCATTTTGCAAATCTTGCAGAATTATTACCAGATGATGTATCGGATCCATTAGGAAGTAAAATGTATGAAAACTACATGGACTATAAAAATTCAAGAAAAGATTGGGAAAGAACTTATACTTCAGGGTTAGAACTTTTAGGTTTTAATTATGATGATAGAACAGAACCATTTAAAGGAGCTAGTGGCGCAACGCACCCGGTACTCGCTGAAGCTGTAACTCAGTTTCAAGCATTAGCTTACAAAGAATTATTACCAGCAGCAGGTCCAGTTAGAACACAAATAGTTGGAATGCCAACACCTGACAAAGAAGCTCAGTCTATGAGAGTAAAAGAATTTATGAATTATCAAATCATGTCCGAGATGCCAGAGTACGAAGCAGAGTTTGATCAAATGTTATTTTATTTACCACTTGCAGGTTCAGCATTTAAAAAAGTTTATTATGATGAAATTATGCAAAGAGCAGTATCAAAGTTTGTGCCTGCAGATGATATTGTTGTACCTTATACGGCAACATCATTAGATGATTGCGAATCTGTAATACACAGAGTGCGTATGACAGAAAACGAATTACGAAAACAACAAGTAGGTGGATTTTATAGAGACATAGAAATTAATCCAACATACATGGATGAAACATCTTCTCAAAAAGCAGAAAGAGAATTAGATGGAACATCAAGAGGACGTGATCAAAGAATGTATACACTTTTAGAGTGTCACGTTAATATAGACCTTGAAGGTTTTGAAGACATTGGTGTTGATGAATCACCAACAGGAATTAAACTTCCATACATTGTAACTGTAGAAGAAGGTACAAGAAAAGTATTATCGATTAGAAGAAACTACGAAGCAAATGATGGAATGAAAAATAAAATTAATTATTTTGTACACTTTAAATTTTTACCAGGACTAGGTTTTTATGGTTTTGGTTTAACTCACATGATCGGTGGATTATCAAGAACAGCAACTGCAGCCCTTAGACAATTGTTAGATGCAGGAACATTATCAAACTTACCAGCAGGATTTAAAATGCGTGGAATTAAAATGAGAGACGAAGCGCAATCTATACAGCCAGGAGAATTTAGAGATGTCGATGCACCAGGTGGAAACTTGAAAGATGCATTTATGACCTTACCGTTTAAAGAACCATCTCAAACTTTATTACAACTTATGGGTGTCGTGGTAGATGCAGGACAAAGATTCGCTTCAATAGCGGACCTGCAAGTAGGAGACGGGAATCAACAAGCAGCAGTGGGCACGACAGTAGCTATGTTGGAAAGAGGGTCAAGAGTAATGTCTGCAATTCACAAGCGAATGTATGCTGCAATGAAAAAAGAATTTAAAATTCTTGCTAGACTTTTAAAAACATATTTACCACCTGTATATCCTTATGATGTTGTAGGTGGACAAAACCAAATTAAACAAATGGACTTTGATGACAGAATAGATATTTTGCCTGTAGCAGATCCTAATATATTTTCTCAAACACAAAGAATATCTTTAGCTCAAACTGAAATGCAGTTAGCAGCTTCTAATCCACAGATTCATAATCAGTATGAAGTGTATAGAAACATGTATGAAGCATTAGGTGTAAAAGATATTGATTTAATTTTAAAAAAACCACAAAAACCAGCTCCAAAAGATCCATCACTAGAACATATTGATGCTTTAGGCGGAAAACCTTTTCAAGCATTTCCAGGTCAAGACCATAGAGCACATATGACGGCGCATTTAAACTTTTTAGCAACTAATTTAGCTAGAAATGCACCAATAGTAAGTGCTGCAGTACAAAAAAACTGTTTAGAACACATTTCTTTAATGGGACAAGAACAAATTGAGTTGGAATTTAGAGAAGAATTAATGGAATTAGCAAAAATGCAACAAATGATGCAACAAAATCCACAAATTCAACAACAAATGGTGCCACTACAACAAAAAATTGAAGCAAGAAAAGCTATTTTAATTGCTGACATGATGGAAGACTTTATGAAGGAAGAAAAAGCTATTACTTCACAGTTTGATAACGATCCAATTGCTAAATTAAGAGCAAGAGAGCTAGATATCAGAGCACAAGACAACGAACAGAAAAGACAAGAAGCAGAAGAGAGATTAAATCTTGAAAAAATGAAAGCTATGATGAATCAAAGCTTACAATCTGAAAAAATGGACCAAAACGAAGAGTTAGCAGAACTTAGAGCTGAAACTTCTATAGAAAAACAAGAAATAGCTAATGATGCAAGAGAAAGATTAGCTATGATGAAACCGAGGAGGAACTAATGTGGTTAAGTGCAATAAAACTAGCAATGAATGCTGGAACACATATCTATAAGAAAAAACAAGAAACAAAAATGGCAATGGCGGATGCACAGCACATGCATGCTTCTCGTATGGCTTCCGGCCAAGAAGCTTACCA